GAAGAAATGTCTGATATTGAAATCTTTGAATATAAACTCAAACTTTTAAAACTCGATTAAGATGAAAAACATCGAATTAAGAGGACGTCGTGCGCAGCTCATCAAAGATGCTGATGCAATTGTAGCTGGTGCACACGCTGAAAATCGCTCAATGACGGGCGAAGAAAAAACAAAGTTTGAAGCTATCGAAGCAGATGCTCGTGGCCTCAAGCAAGAAATTGAAATCATCGAGCGCAATGCTGAGATGAAAAAAGAGATTGCCTCAATGGAAGGCGAAGCTCGTGCTGCTGCTCCTAAAGCAAACGCATCTGCTGCATTCTCTAAATACCTACGTCACGGCTTTGGTTCATTGTCTGCTGAAGAGCGCTCAATGGTACAAAAAAGAGGGACTGCTACACAAGTGGCAGGGACTGACAATTTAGGAGGGTACCTCGTGCCTCAAGAGTTCAGCAATGAGCTTGATGTTGCTACTGCCTTTACTGGCGAGGTAGAGCGTTTAGCTAAGAAGTTGAACACTGCTTCAGGTGGTTTGTTGGATTACCCAACAATCAATGACACTGCTACTGACGCTGGGTTAATCGGTGAAGCTTCTGCGGTTACTGTACAGGATATGACTTTCGGTAACAAGCAGCTTTCTGCTTACAACTACAGCTCATTGGTAAAAGTGTCTCAGCAATTGTTGCAAGACTCTGCTTTCGACTTAAACGCGTTCTTGGTTGAAGCTATGGGTGAGCGTATCTCTCGTGCGACAAATGCAGCTTTTACCGCTGGTACTGGTTCTTCTCAACCTCAAGGTTTGGTAACTGGTTCAGCTTTAGGTAACACTTGTGCTGGAGCAACTGCAATTACTGCGGATGACCTGTTAGATCTTATCTACAGCGTAGATGCTTCTTATCGCAACAAGCCTGGCTTCGGGCTTATGGCTCATGACAATATTATTGCTGCCGTTCGTGCTTTAGGCCTGGGCGCTGCCAACGATTTCCCAATTTTTATTCCTTCAATGGAAGCTGGGCAGCCTGACCGTATCTTCGGAATTCCAGTTTATGTGAATAACGATATGGAATCAGCTATCACGACTGGCAAGAAAACAATGATTGCTGCTGACTTCAGTAAGTTTGTTGTTCGTAATGCTGGTGGTGTTCAGATGCTACGCTTAAACGAGCGTTTCGCCGACGAATTAGAAGTTGGATTTGTGAGCTACAAGAGAAGTGACTCTGCTGTATTGGATAGCCGTGCAGTTAAGCACTTGATCCAAGCATAAGGATGAAAGTAGTCTTTAAAAAGACTGTTGCTGGCAATGGGTTCCGCTTCCGCAAAGGCGCGGAGGTGGAACTCCCCAGCGATAGAGCAATGGAGTTCTTGAACGCTGGGTTCTGCGATGCAGTTGCAGAGCCACCTAAAACGCGTGCAAAGAAGACCGTGTCAAAACCAAAAAGTAAAGAGAAAAGGTAATGGCCTATTCAGTAGTAACACCAGCGGCAAGCGAGCCGATTACATTAACGGAGGCGAAGAACTTTTTGCGTGTTGATGGTAGCGATGATGATGCACTTATAGGCGCACTCATTTCTGCTGCGCGTGAGATGTGTGAGCAGTATACTCGCCGCATCTTGGTTACTACTACCATTGATGAGTATTTTGATGGCTTCCCTAATTATAAGAATGCGGTAAGCAAAGACATCATCTACCTATCAAGAGGCCCAGTGCAATCAATCACAAGCCTTAAGTATGTTGATGAGATTGGTTCGGAAGAAACAGTTGCGTCCTCGTACTATATTTCTGATACTATAAGTGAACCAGCAAGAATAGCTTCTACTGCTGGTTGGTTTGCGACAAACGGAATTATCAATCAAGTCATTGCCCGCTATGTAGTAGGCACCGCCGTTGATAGTATACCTACACCATTAAAGCAAGGTATGCTTTTGATTATTAGCGACTTATATGATAAGAGAGATGACCGAGTGAGAAAATTACCGACAGCATCGGAGTACCTGTTTAATCCCTTCCGCATCTTTACATTCTAATGATAGACCAAGCTGGACAAATGGATCGTAGAATCACTATTCAAACCTTTAGTGAAACTACGGATAGCTTTGGGCAAGAAGTGAAGAGCTTCTCTACCCTTGCTTCAGTATGGGCCAACGTGGTTGAGAAAATAGGAAGTGAAGGTGAAGATGGCGATATGATAGCAGCTACTAAAAAAGTGGAGTTTATTATTCGCTACCGCACTGATGTTAATGAAGAAATGCGTATATCATACAACAGCAATACATATAAGATTCAAGCGATACAATCTGCAGATGCTCGCAAGGCATTCCTTAAGATTGTTTGCTTATGGTCTGACGCGCATTAATGGAAAATGTAAAGGTAAGTGTTGAAGGTGTAGAGCAAACAATGCGTAAGCTTAAAAAGCTTGACGATAGGATTAGAAAGAAAATCTTGAAAAAAGTGGCAAGAGAATCTTTAAAGCCTATGGTTGCTTCTTATAAAGCTAATATCCGAAATGCTGATGAAGTATTTAAGGTATATAAAAACGGTAAGATATACGTTGAGATACAGCCGGGACAATTAAAAAAAAGTGTGGGTGTTAAGTTTCCACGTAAGTTAAATACTCGCGGCAATTTTGGTGCTAGTGTAGGACCTAGGAGAAGTGGTTCATTTAAACAAAAAGATAAAGGCGGTTGGTACGCTGGTATGCTTAACTTTGGATGGCTTCAAGTAGGTAAAGGAACAGATTACGCTGGAGAAAACAGGGGCTTTGCACAAAAAGCAATGGCAACTGGTAAAAGTAAAGTGCAATTTAAATTTGTGCGGACCTTTAAAGTTAAGGTGGAGCAAGAAATAAAAAAGCTCAAGTTTGGGCAAAGAGCAGGTTTGCGATGATTGGTAAAGTAATAAAGTACAAGTTCGATAACACCAGCAGCTTAAACAATGTGTTTGCTGGTCGTGTTTATCCTTTGGTTGGAGCGCAAACGAGTGCCCAACCTTTTTGCGTTTACGATACTTCGAGCATTCGACCTGAAGGCTCAAAGGACGCTGACAGTCATATTGATAGTGTCAACGTTGAGCTTACACTCGTAGGAGATAACTACGGCACGCTACAAACTGCCGTTGAAAATATACGTACAACATTTGTGCGAATGAAGGAAACAATTGGAGGCGTAAACGTTCAATCGTGTGGCTTTGATACTTTAAGTGAGGTATTCAATGTTGATGAGGAGACTTTTGCGGTATCAGTTGATTTAGTGTTTAGAATAGTCAAATCATAAAAATTAAAAAAGATGGCAGCAAGTACATCAGTAATGAATAGCACCGACGTAGTATTAAAGGTCGGTAGTGAACTTGTCGGTAAAATGACAAGCGCTTCTTTAAGCGTAACAATGGCAACTCGTGATATTTCCACGAAAGACAGCGCAGGCTGGATGGAAGTATTGGAAGGTCAAAAATCGTGGACTCTATCGGGTGAGGGTTTGGTAGTGTATAACAACACTGGGAAAACAACGCCTGATGAAATCTACACTCTTTTAAGTACCCGCGCTGCGGTAGCTATTGAGTTTGGTTCAGCAACAACGGACGAGAAATACTACAGCGGTAGCGGTTTCTTCACTGAGTTCTCAACCGATGCTGGAGTGGAGGACAATGCCACTTTTAGCTTCTCGTTCCAAGGCACGGGCGTCTTAACTCAAGGGACTCAATCATAATATCAGTAGGGGGGCTTCGGCCTCCCTATTTTAACATCACACACAACAATGGAAACAAACTTGATAAAAGTAGGCGAAAAGACATACCCTGTAAAATACGGGTTCAATGCATTAAGATTGTTTTGTAATGCCAGCGGCATTGGATTGCAAGAGCTTGAAAAGATAGGAGAAAACATAAGCATCGACCACGCCATCAATTTAGTATGGGCGGGAATGAAAGACGGTGCAAGAGCAGAGAAGCAAGCCTTCGATCTTAGCGCTGATGACATTGCCGACTTGCTTGATGAGGATATGAGTATCATTCAGCAGTGTATGGAATTGTTTGTTGCCTCCTTTGTGAAGCCAGGAGCTGAAGAAAAAAAGTAAACGCCCAAGCCTCGGAATCCCTTGATTGGGATGCACTGGAAGCGGTAGGTTTGGGTGAGATGGGAATGAGTGTTGAGGAGTTCTACAATATGACTCCGCGACAATTCCAAAACAAAAGAGAGGGCTTCCAAAACCGCATTCAGTATGAGACTGAATTGGTATGGGAAACCACGAGGTGGCAAGCAGCGGTAAACATTGCACCACATACGAAGAAAAGATTAGGCCCTAAAGACTTGGCTGTTTTCCCTTGGGATAGCAAGAAGCGAGTACATAAGGCTGCAACATACGAAGAGGTGCAAGAGGCAATTAAAAAGGTGTTTGGTAAATGAGCCGTACGGATATAGATTTTAAGATTGGCGCGGACTTAAAGCAGTTCCGCGGTGCAATGGGCAACATCGACCACAGCTT